ATTGAATTTGCAAGCAATCTATATTATACAAATGTAAGAGTTTATGCTAATGTGATAGGGTTGTTAAATGCCAAGGCAAATTTAAATCAACTTAATACTGGTAATGTTATTGAATTTGCAAATAATCTTTATTTCACAAATCTAAGAGTATTAGCTAATGTTGTCCCATACGTTGCAGGAGTATTAGCTACAAAAGCAAATGTTGTAGATCTATCAACTGCAAATGTTAGAGAATCTGCAAGTAATTTATACTATACCAATACAAGAGTTTATGCTAATATTGCGCCATTATTGTTCAATTATGCAACGGTTGCAAATTTAAATCTAAGGGCAACTACATCACAATTGACAACAGCTAACGTAATAGAAGTTGGTAGTAACATTTATTATAGTAATGCTAGAGTAGCAGCAAACACTACTGTATTATTACCGTTTTATCGGGGTAACGTTGCTGCAGGAAATGTCATAGTTGGTACTGGAATAGGCGGGTCAGTAATTGGTGCTAATTTAATTCAAGCAAACAATATTATTGTTGGTACTATTACGATTTCATCGCTCGCAGCATTTAGGGTGTATGGTATTAATGGTGCCGCAATTGTATCAAGCGGAACAACTTTAGCTGGAATACATTCTGTTTTAGATTACAATCAAACATCTAGTTATAATGCTTCAACGGGTATATTTACTGCGCCAATCTCAGGTTTATACAATGTGTTCTTGAATGTTAGAGTTAGTTCGCAAAATATACCAGCTAGAATTGGTATCTCTAGAAATAACGGAGATAACGTTTGTATGTGGGAAGTTCTCACAAATAACGCAGGTGCGCAATTGTTTGGGGTTTCTACAATTTCTAGATTAACTGCAGGCGATACTCTAAGAGCGAAAGTTATAACAGGATCAATAACATTTGATGCAAATTGTAACTGGGGCGCGGCGTTTAATGGTTAATAAATAGTTAAAAAGGTAACAAATGGCTTCTATAACATCTAGACAAGAGCTAAAAGATTATTGCTTAAGATCGTTAGGCGCACCCGTGGTTGAAATAAATGTAGATACTGATCAAGTAGAAGATCGTATAGATGATGCTTTTCAGTTTTACCGCGAGTATCACTTTGATGCTGTAGAAAAAGTTTACCTAAAACATGAGATAACCGCTAATAATATTTCAGCACAATATGTTGAATTATCAGATGCAGTTGTTGGGGTTGAGCGAGTAATTCCGTTTATGAATAAGTCTACGGGGAATGACATATTCGATATTAAATATCAAATTCTAATTAATGATTTGTATACTTTAATGTCAACAGATTTAATATATTATACTGCAGTCCGCCAACAATTAGAATTAATTAACCAAATACTTGTAGGACAAAAACCTATAAGATTTAATAGACACATGAATAGGTTGATGATTGATATGGACTGGGGCGCAGATGTCGTACCTGGAACATATATTATTGTAGAGTGCTGGAGAATATTAGATCCAGATCAATTTACGAATGTTTATAATGATATGTTCTTAAAAAGATATGCTACTGCCCAAATTAAAAAACAATGGGGTAATAATTTGAAGAAGTTTGCAGGTGTACAACTTCCTGGAGGAGTAACCCTAAACGGTGAGATTATATACCAAGAATCAATTGAAGAAATTCGACAAATTGAAACTGAAATACAGTCTAGATTTGAATTGCCTGTAGATATGTTTGTTGGATAATTAATGCTTCTTATCACTGAGCCTCATAGCATATACTAACATCGTGTCAATAGATTGTCAATAGAAAACAAAATATAAAATGGCTACCGTTAATCCATATTTTCAATCCGGTATCCCTATGGGGAGATCGTCGGAACAAAACCTCTATGAGGACATAATTATAGAGTGCTTGAAGATTTATGGTTTTGAGCTCTATTATCTACCTCGTAAATCCTTCAATGAAGATCGCATTTTGGGCGAAGATCCGTTAAACAACTATCCGTATGCTTATCCAATTGAGATGTATTTGGAAAGCAATACCGGATATGAAGGCCAGGGCGAGTTTCTATCTAAATTTGGTGTAGAGACGGTCGAGAATGCGAATTTTGTAGTCTCAAGAAAAAGATGGTTAGAGATTGCAGGCGCAACAGGCAACACAGTATTGGCGTTAAGACCTGCTGAAGGCGACATACTTTACTTTCCTTTAACAAAATCATATTTTGAAATACGTAAGGTTGAGGGCGATAAACCATTCTATCAGGTTGGTAAATTATTTGTCTTTAGATTAACCTGCGAATTGATGCAATTTTCAAGTGAGGTTATAGAAACCGGTATACCTGAGATTGATGATTATCCTGACGTAATTAATGAAGATGTTCGCAACTTTGGATTACTACAGGAAAATGGCGATGAATTACTTTTCGAATTTAATACAGAGTCTCCAATTGTACTTGAATCATATTCTACAATACACGCCGATGATGCTGGCGCACGAAACGAAGATTTTGATACTAACATTACAGACATTCTAGATTTCAGCGAAAGAAATCCTTTTGGGGAGGTATTTAAATAATGTTAGACCAAAGATTTTACTGGGGAACGATCCGAAAATCAATTATAGCTTTTGGTAATATGTTCAATAATATTAATATTGAACGTAGAGATGCCGCAGGAAATATTGTTCAAATATTAAAAGTTCCTTTATCATATTCAGGTAAAGCTAAAGCTCTTGCGAGAATTCAGCAACGCCCAAATGTAGATGACCGCAACGTCCAAATTATTGTACCGAGAATGGCATTTGAGATGTCCGCTCTAAACTATGATATTAATCGTAAAATTAGTCCGCTACAACAAAATAGAGCAGTTAATAATACAAGTACAACACTAAATGCACAATATGCACCTACTCCGTATAATATAAACGTGCAGTTATATGTGTATGTAAAGAATCAAGATGACGGGTTACAGATTATTGAGCAAATTTTGCCATACTTTAATCCTGACTACAATTTAACAATTAAATCTATACCGCAATTAAATATTAAAAATGATCTTCCTATCTTATTAGAGTCTGTCTCATTTGAGGATAATTATGAAGGTGATTTTGACGATAGACGAACAATTATATGGACACTATCTTTTACGATGAAACTTAACTTTTATGGGCCGGTTAATAAACAAGGTATTATTAGGAAAGTTGTTACTAATACATTTAATGATCCCGCATTATCTCAGAAAATAAATACTATTACAGTTACCCCTGATCCGTTATCGGCTAACCCCGGAGACGATATAGGATTTACGGATACATTTGAAGATTTTTAATGAAAAATATACCTGAACTTGATAAGATTTTTGATATAACGCCTGTTGATGAAACAGAGTTACCTACAACTTTACCTGCGGTTAGCGATTCTGAATCTAGACAAATGGATCAGGAAGATGATTATCAGTTAGCAAGAAACACATTAAGAAATCTTATACATAAAAGTGAAGATACATTAGATCAAATGATTGATCTTGCTAAGAATTCCGAACATCCCAGAACATATGAAGTTGCAGGTCAACTAATTAAAACAGTTTCTGATGTAGCAAAGGATCTTATGGACTTGCAAAAGAAGGCCAAAGATCTAAAACAAGGCGATCCCGAAGGTCCTCGAAATATTACAACCAATAATAATGTAGTATTTGCTGGTTCTACAGCAGAGCTAATGAAAATGCTTGGTAAAAAAGACGACGGCAAAACAATTGAGCAATAAACAAATATCATATAACGGCAATCCCAATTTAAAACCAATTGGGACTGTGCAGCAATATACCTCTGAACAAGTTAAAGAACTTATGCGGTGTATGCAAGATCCTATCTATTTCATAGAATCATATTGCAAAATTGTTTCATTGGATAGAGGTCTAATTAGTTTTAAACTTTACGAATGCCAAAAAGAAAAAGTAGATGTTATACTTAATAATCGTAAAGTTATTCTGATGGAAGGTCGCCAACAGGGTAAGACTATTACTTCTGCAGCATGTATTCTGTGGTACACACTATTCCAAGAAAATAAAACAGTTGCTATTCTTGCCAACAAATCTTCCGCTGCGCGCGAGGTTCTTTCTCGATACGAGTTAATGTATGAAATGCTTCCTATGTGGATGCAGCAAGGTGTCAAAACATTCAACAAGGGTGATATTGAACTTGAGAATGGATCCAAAGTATTTACTGCGGCAACAAGCTCATCTGGTATTCGAGGCAAATCTGTAAACTGGTTGTATATTGACGAAGCAGCAATTATTCCAAATAATGTTGCAGAGGACTTCTTTACTTCTGTTTATCCGACAATTTCAGCGGGACAAACAACAAAGATTCTTCTAACATCTACTCCGTTAGGATACAATCATTTCTGGAAGTTCTGGAACGAAGCAGAACAGGGCCTAAATGGATTTGTTCCATTGTTTATTCCTTATAACAGAATTCCTGGCAGGGATGAGAAGTGGGCAGCAGAACAAAAATCTATGCTTGGCGAACTCAAGTTCAACCAAGAAGTTTTATGCAGATTCTTAGGTTCATCTAATACTCTTATCAATCCAGATACTATTGCAGCAATGTCCACAAAGCAGTTTGTTTATACGAAAGACGGATTGGATATACTAGAGGAGCCGCAAGAAGATCACGTATATATGCTAGTTGCTGATACTTCTCGTGGCGTCGGTGGAGATTACTCAGCATTTACGGTATTAGATATAACCGCATACCCATATACGGTAGTAGCTAAGTATAGAAGTAACAGAATAAGCCCGTTGTTATTTCCCAACATTATTTACAAAGTTGCTAAAGATTACCACAAGGCATACTGTTTGGTAGAGATCAACGATAACGGGCAACAAGTAGCAGATTCATTGTACATGGACTTAGAATACGAAAATGTGTTCTTCGTGGGAAGTAGCAGTAAAACTGGACAATATCTATCTGGCGGATTTACGCCAGGAGCAACACTGGGTGTAAGAACTACTAAACAAGTAAAACGCCTGGGAACAACGACATTTAAGAGTTTGGTCGAAGGCACAAAATTATTAATACACGATCCTGAAATAATTGAAGAAATATCCACATTTATTGAAGTTCGGGGAACCCACAAAGCAGACGAAGGATACCATGACGATTTGGTAATGTGTTTAGTTCTATTCTCATGGGCAACGAACGAACCATTCTTCAAAGATTTAACAGATTCCAATTTGCGTAAAGCACTGTATGAAGAACAGTTTAAACAGATTGAGGAGAATCTAACCCCGTTTGGTATTGTTAATGATGGGCTTCCTCAGAAAGAGGAGCCTGTAGTTATGGGCGATGATCTTTGGTTTTCTTCAGATCCAGAAAAAGAAATGGAAAAACTTAAAACTAGATGGATGGAAAATGTCTAAAAACTTATACTTATAAATAAATAGTAATCAAAATAGTTATTAAACTATGTAAATCTTTAAGGAGAATAAGATGGCATTTCAGCTTTCACCTGGCGTATTAGTACAAGAAAAGGATTTAACTGCAATAGTCCCTTCTGTTGCTACTTCTGCCGGCGCATTCGCTGGCGCCTTCCAATGGGGACCCGTTGGAGAAGTTACCACTGTCGATTCGGAAAATAATTTAGTTAAATATTTTGGCGGACCCACTGATGCTACCTATACATCATTTTTCACTGCAGCAAATTTCTTAGCATATGGTAATAATCTAAAACTAGTTCGTGTTGTGAATGAAAGCGTCGCTACAAATGCAATTGCTAATTCTAGCGGAACAGCAGTTGTAATTAAAAATTATGATAATTTTTTAAACAATTATTCCGCAGGTGGTTATTCGCTAGGGGAATTCGTTGCAAAATATCCAGGAAATTTAGGCAATTCGCTTAAGGTTGAAGTTGTTGACGCCAATACATGGAATGCTTATAATGGATTCCCAGGTAACGCGTGGCCATATCAAGCTCAATTCGATAATGCCCCGGGTACATCTACATATGCAACTACATTAGCAGGAAATTTTGATGAACTTCACATTATTGTTGTAGATGAAGCCGGTGCTTGGACTGGCGCTAGAAACACAATATTAGAAAAATATTCTTATCTTTCAAAGGCATCAGATGCAAGAAATTCTGATGGCTCTTCTAATTACTACAAAGATGTAATTAACCTACAATCTGAATATGTTTGGTCAGTAGATCATCCTACAGCTGGTACAAATTGGGGAACTTCTGCAAGCGGTAAAACATTTGCTAATTTATCCGCAAATGTTTCAGTATCATTATCAAAAGGTTTCTCCGATGACGCAAACGTAACTGCTGGTAATGTTATCGGTGGGTATGATTTATTTGCGAATGACGAATTGTATGATATCAGTTTAATCCCATTGGGGCCTTGGAGCAATACAGCTAGTGTTGTTAGTTCTGTAGTAGCTATTGCAGAAGATAGAAAAGACTGTGTGGTGTTTATTTCCCCAAGTTTTGCATCTGTTGTAAATGTTCCTCCATCTGCTCAAGCTACAAATGTGGTGAATTTCAGAAATAGTTCTACAACGACAGGCGGAATTAATTCTAGTTATGTTGTTATGGACTCTGGGTGGAAATACCAATACGATAGATACAATGATAACTATCGTTGGGTTCCCCTAAATGGCGACGTTGCAGGATTATGTGCAAGAACAGATAATTTGGCAGAGCCTTGGTTCAGCCCTGGCGGGTTTAATCGCGGCCAAATTAGAAATGTTGTTAAATTGGCATTTAATCCAACTAAAACAGACAGAGATACTCTATACAAAGCAGGGGTAAATCCTGTTGTAGCATTCCCAGGTCAAGGCACTGTATTGTTTGGTGATAAAACAATGTTGGCAAAACCTAGTGCATTTGATAGAATCAATGTTCGTAGGTTGTTTATTGTTTTAGAAAAAGCTATTGCAACTGCATCGAAATTCCAATTGTTCGAATTCAACGATCCATTTACTAGAGCACAATTTAAAAATCTAGTAGAACCATTCTTAAGAGACGTTCAAGGCCGTCGCGGTATTTCTGATTTTAAAGTAATCTGCGATGAGACAAACAACACTGGTGATGTAATAGATAGAAACGAATTTAGAGCTGATATTTTTATTAAGCCTGCTCGTTCTATTAACTTTATATCTTTAACATTTGTTGCTGCAAGATCAGGAATTTCTTTTGAAGAAGTTGGCGCTTAATAAGGAGAAAATAAATGGCAACGACATTCGATATTAACCAGTTTAGAACCAAACTAAAAAATGGGGGCGCACGCCCGAATCAGTTTGAGGTTCAGTTAACATTTCCTCCTGCAGTCGCCGCGTTAAATGCTGCATATGCAAGATCAAGTAGTTTCTTAGTTACTGTAGCTGAACTACCAGGGCAGACAATGGGGGTTACTCCAGTATATTACAGAGGCCGCGAAGTTAAATTAGCAGGAGATAAGGTATTTGCCCCATTCACTTGCACTATTTTAAACGACACCGATTTCTCTTTAAGAGATGGACTTGAGCAATGGATGAATGCTATGGAAAGTAATGCATTTAAAACAGGTGCAACTGATCCTTCAGCATATCAATCTACTATTATAGTATCACAATTGGACAGACAAGGTAACATGCTAAGACGTTACCGTATGATTGGTTCTTTCCCGACAGATATTTCACCTGTTGGTTTAGACTTTTCTGCTAATGACCAGTTATCGACTTTCGGCGCAACATTCCAATATCAACATTTTGATGTGTTAAGCCCAGGTCAGTCTGTAATTATCTAATATTTTGGAATTTAAATAATGGCAATAAATTTATTTGGGTATACTATTACTCGAGGTGAAGATGTGAACAAGTTGGCACGCACACAATCGTTCGTGCCACCTGTTACTGATGATGGCACGGCAACAGTTCAAGGTGGTGGCTATTTTGGCACCTATCTTGAAATGGATGCAACTGCTAAATCAGAATCAGAACTAATTACACGATATCGCGAAGCATCTATGTATGCAGATTGTTCTACAGCAATTGATGAAATTGTTACAGAAGCAATTGCAGCAGTCGATGATGAAGCACCTGTGCAACTTAATTTAGATGGTGTAGACTTGCCCGATAATATTAAGAAGGCAATGCAAGATCAATTTAATACAATTGTTCGTTTGCTTGGATTCAATATTAAGGGATTTGATATATTCCGTAGATGGTATGTTGATGGTAGAATTTATTACCAAAAGATTATTGATGAGAAAAACCCTAAAAGGGGTATTATTGAGTTAAGACAGATTGATCCTCGTAAAATTCGCAAAGTTCGCGAAATTAAAAAGGATAAAGATCAAAAGTCAGGTGTAGATTTAATTAAATCAATTGAAGAATTTTTCATCTATAATGAAAAAGGTATTAATTATCAACCAAATTATTCTACAGCTACTACTGGTGCAAACCAGGGAATTAAAATTTCATTAGATTCAATTAGTTATATTCCTTCGGGGCTAAATGATTCTGAAAAAAATGTGGTATTGAGTTATTTGCATAAGGCAATTAAACCAGTTAATCAATTAAAGATGATGGAAGATGCGTTAGTCATTTATAGATTGGCTAGAGCACCTGAACGAAGAATATTCTACATTGACGTTGGCAATTTGCCAAAGTTAAAAGCGGAGCAATATCTAAAAGATATTATGGCTCGCTATCGCAATAAGATTGTTTATGATTCTGCTACAGGCGAAATCAGAGATGATCGTAAATTTATGTCTATGCTTGAAGATTTTTGGTTGCCTCGTAGAGAAGGTGGTCGTGGTACTGAGATTACTACATTACCCGGCGGTGAAAATCTAGGTCAAATTGACGACATTAATTATTTCCAAAATAAATTATATCAATCATTGAATGTTCCTTTATCAAGAATGCAACCTCAACAGGGCATTTCTTTTGGTAGAGCAACAGAGATTACTCGTGACGAATTAAAATTTGCTAAGTTTGTTGGCAGACTCCGCAAAAAATTCAGTCAATTGTTTAATGATATTTTAAAAACACAACTAATCTTAACAGGTGTTATTACCGAAAAAGATTGGATTGAATTGGGTGAAAACATTCAATATAAATTTGCTCAAGATCAGTATTTTGAGGAAATGAAAGATGCGGAAAATTTACGTAATCGGATTGATTTAGTAAATCAGATGCAACCTTTTATTGGAACATATTTTAGTAAAGCATATATCATGAAAAGTGTATTGCGATTTACTGATGAAGAAATTGAAACAATGGAAAGTCAGATGGAGGCAGAGCCTTCGCCTACAATTGGAGTGGATGGACAACCAGTTCAGCCGCCTATAAATAATCAATCGGAGTAAAAATTATGGATACATCAGAAGTTATTAGACACATGGTAGACGACATTCTTGCAGATCGCTCGAATGACGCTGTTAATAGATTCAACGATGCGTTGGGATTTAAATTATCCTCTGCATTGGATGATAAAAAACAAGAAATTGCTGCAAGCATAGGTAAGGAAAATGAAGAAGTTTAATCAATTAAGACTAGATTTAGTAGAAAAAACTCTTACTCCCGCTGAAAAGAAAAAGCGAGAGGAAATTGCTATGGCTATGGAGCGTGAGAATCCAGGTATGCCAGTGGGTAAAAAGATGGCAATTGCTACAGCAACTGCTAAAAGAGTTGCTGAAGAAAATCTTGATGAATTAAAAACAGACACATTAGATTCCTATATTACTAAAGTTGCAACAGGTCCTTCTAGAGGCAATACTCAAACAGGTATTCCTAAAAGTATTAAGGCAATTGGTGGCACAACAACTGCTATTCGTAAAAAAATAGAGAATGCCGGCAAGAAAGTTAATGAAGAAATTAAAACAACATATGAAGATCCTTTAGTTGTTACAAAAGATTCTGACGGAAATATTCATACTCATGCTAATTTATCTGTTGCTAATGCTATCCATGGCACAGATGTTAAGCATCAAGCTATTCATACTGGTATGCCGGTACAAGCTGGTAAGTTCACATTTCAGAAATCTATGCACCACGATTCAGCAGTTAAAGAAGCTAAAGAAAAAACAGAATATGATTACGAAGGTGACATGGCTCGCAGTCAACTACAAAGTATTGTTATGAATGCCCAAAAAGTACATGATATGTTAAAAGATAATGATAATCTTCCTGAATGGGTTCAATCAAAAATTACTCTTGCCGAAGATTATATTTTAACTGTTTCAAATTATATGGCAACTGAAATAGATGAGGAGACAGCATCACATACATTTCAGCCGGCAACACATAAACCCACTGTAAAAACTTCTAGGGGACATAGTTTTGAAGGCAATACATATAATGCTAAGGGCTTAAAGGGTGCCAGTATTTATAAGCACAAAGATACGGGTAAGTATTATGCTAATAAAATAGATGCGAATACTACATTCCATAGTAGCGCTAAAGAAGCAGCTGATAAGTATCACACTAAAGCAAAATAATAAGAGGTTAAAATGCCGGTAACAAAAACAGTTCTTAAAAATGTTAGACAACAAGCAGTTATTAAATTTATTGGTAATGGATATGCCAATGTAGATTTAAGAGCAGAATTAACACAACCTGAAGAAACATTTCAGGGGTTTGCCAATACAAATGTAACAATTACAAGTGTTTTGTGGAGCACTGACGGCGCGACTTCCGCGCCAATTTTAGTTCAACGCGGAGTTAATGCTACAGTTGCTACAAACGTAATGATATTATATGGTGGTGCATCGGAATGGGAACTGTCGCAAGATTCAGGATTTGTGGATAATGTTGGTGCTAATTCAAATGTAACTGTAATTCTTCCTCCAGCTGGTGGAATGGTATATTTGGTACTAGGTAAAACGTCAGGATATTTAGGTCCAGATTTTAACGCATTATCGCCTAATTAATACGGAGAAATAAAATGAGATTAATTACAGAAGCCGCACACGATATTAAGTATATTGTAGAAGATAAACAATCTGGTGGCAAGAATGTCTTTATTGAAGGCATCTTTATGCAAACAGAAGTACCTAACCGCAATGGCCGTTTATACAAGCGCGACATTATGGAAAAGGAATTAACTCGTTATCAGAAATTAATTGACGAGAAACGATCAATGGGTGAATTGGGTCATCCAGCAAATCCAACATTAAATTTGGATAAAGTCTCTCACCTTATTGAAAGCCTTCGTTTCGAAGGCAACAATGTATTTGGTAGAGCAAAAATTTTAGAAACTCCAATGGGTAACATTGCTCGCAGTTTGCTTGATGCAGGTGCAGGCCTTGGCGTTTCTTCTAGAGGTCTAGGTTCATTAAAAATGAACAAAGAAGGTGTTAATGAAGTTCAAGATGATTTTCATCTTGCAACTGTAGACATCGTAGCAGATCCTTCGGCGCATGATGCTTTTGTTCAAGGTATTTATGAGTCTGCAGATTGGGTTTGCGAAAATGGTCTTTGGAAAGCTGTTGATATCGAAAGAGCACAACAAACATTAAAGGGCGCATCTAAGGGACAGTTAGAATCTGTTAAACTAAAGATGTTTGAAGAGTTTATGTCTAGAATGTCTAGATAATCAAACTTATAAATAATTTGAAACAATCCATTTAGGAGACACTAATGTCAGTAGAAAGCAAAATTAAACAATTGCTAGAGCGTGTAGATGCGAAATCTAGCCTAGAAGAAGCAGACGCTATGGGTGCAGCCAAGGGCAAGGACTCTTCGATACCTGCAGCTAATAGCGGCGACGCCTCTTCGTCAAAACAGGGTGACTCTGAAAGCGCAAGCTACGATGAGCGCGATGAAAAAGATGAGAATCAAGGTGCTATTGCAGCTAAAGGTATTAATCAAAATACCATTAAGATGAAGGGCCCTGTTGGCGGAACTCCTGATTTCAAAACAGTTGGCGATCCTACTTCTGCAGTAAATCAACCTAATTCTTCAGGCAATGTTCCTGTTGGCGAAGAAGAAGAAGTTGACGGCGAAGTTATTGCTGAAGATGAAATTCAAGCTCCAGCCGCAATTGATTTGTCCCCAATTTTTGGCGATGATCTTTCAGAAGATTTCAAAGCTAAGGCAACATCTATTTTCGAAGCAGCAGTTATTGCTCGCGTAAATTCAGAAATGGATAAAGTTGCAGCTTCTCTAGAAGAGAAGTATGCCGCTGATGTTGCAGAATATAAAGACAGCATTGTCGAAAAAATTGATTCATATCTCAACTATGTTGTTGAGAATTGGATGAAAGAAAACGAATTGGCCTTAGAAAATGGTCTTCGCACTGAGATTGCTGAAGACTTTATGACTGGCCTAAAAGTACTATTCAAAGAGCACTACATCGAAGTGCCTGAAGAGAAATACGATGTAATCGGTGAACTACAAGCCAAAGCTGCTGAACTCGAAGCAAAACTCGACGAAGCAATTGGTAGCAATGTAGACCTTAACAAAGAAGTCACTTCTTTAAAGCGTCAAGCAGTTGTAGAAGAATTGTCCAAGGATTTAGCTGACACAGAAGCTGCAAAATTGGGCAAACTATTAGAGGGTGTTGATTATGAAAATGAAGATCTTTACAGAGAGAAAGTTTCTGTAATTAAAGATAATTATTTTCCAAAGAATGCAGTAACAGAAAGCGTATCGCAATCTGTTCAGGCACAACAAACTTTAACAGAAGAAACAGATGTTCCCACTGAATTTACAGATGGTTCATCAGTAGTTTCTACATATGCTAAAGCACTTTCAAGATCAATTAAAAGAGCGTAATTTTACGACATTCCATCAAGGAGAAAAAAATGTTTTTATCTGAAAACTTACAAACAAAATGGCAAGCCATTTTAGAGCACCCAGATCTTCCAGAGATCAAGGACAGCTACAAAAAAGCAGTAACATCTGTATTGTTAGAGAACCAAGAGCGTTCACTACGTGAAGAGCGTAGCGCATTGTTCGAGGCAGCTCCATCAAACAATATTTCTGCAACAAACGGTATCGACAAGTATGATCCAATCATGATCGGTCTAGTACGTCGTGCAATGCCTAACCTAATGGCGTATGACATCTGCGGCGTTCAGCCAATGACAGGTCCAACAGGTTTGATCTTTGCAATGCGTTCTATGTACAGATCAGAGCGTAACAACACTACAACACGCCAAGAAGCATTGTACAATGAAGCAAACGTTGGTTACTCTGGTGTAGCAACTGCATCTAGCCCAGCACAAGGAACTTCTTTAGATCCTACAGGCACATTCACTGCTCCTGGTGGTGTAACAACAGCAACAGCTGAAGCTATGGGCACTTCTGGTGGCCAAGAATTTAACGAAATGTCTTTCTCTATTGACAAGACAACAGTTACTGCTAAATCTCGTGCATTGAAAGCTGAATATACAGTTGAATTGGCACAAGACTTAAAAGCAATTCACGGTCTTGACGCTGAAGCAGAATTATCAAACATCTTGTCACAAGAATTTATGTTTGAAATTAATCGCGAAGTTGTTCGTACAATTTACAAAGTTGCTAAGCCTGGTTCACCAGCAACAGCATCTGCTGGTACATTCGACTTAGACGTTGACTCTAACGGACGTTGGTCTGTTGAGCGTTTCAAAGGTCTATTGTTTAACATTGAGCGCGATGCTAATCACATTGCTCAAGACACACGTCGTGGTAAAGGTAACTTCATCGTTTGCTCTGCAGACGTTGCAAGCGCATTAGCTATGTCAGGTGTTCTAGACTACGCTCCAGCTTTAAGCACAAACTTAAATGTTGATGACACAGGTAACACATTCGCAGGTGTATTGAATGGCCGTTACAGAGTTTACATTGATCCGTATTCTAGCAATCTAGGTGCAGCAAATCAGTTCTACATGGTTGGTTATAAGGGTTCTTCTCCTTATGACGCAGGCTTGTTCTACTGCCCATATGTTCCTTTACAAATGGTTCGCGCAGTTGATCCTAACAGCTTCCAGCCAAAGATTGGCTTCAAGACACGTTACGGTTTAATTGCTAACCCATACGTTACTTCTGCAGCTGGTGTATCAGACGCAGATGCAGCTTCATTTACAGCTGATCGTAATCAGTACTATCGTCGTACACGTGTATTGAACTTAATGTAATTTTTACATTAAATAAGTCGGCATTAAGATCGGCACAGTCCTAGACTGTTTAAAAGGGGGAAGAAATTCCCCCTTTTTTTGCCTTATAAATATTAATGTCAGCAAAGGATGTTAAATGTATACTGCAAATATAGATGTATTATCAAGGAACTATGTAAATAGTCTGCCTACCACCTATGATTACCTAAGACCTAACGCGTTCAAATTTGCAATAAAAGATATACCGGGTGTTTCATATACTTGTCAATCTGCGAATTTGCCCCAATTGGCTATGGGTTTTGCATCACAACCGACCCCCTTTGTTGATATTCCTCGCATTGGCGATAAAATGGTATTTGGGGATTTTACTATTCGATTTTTGATTTCGGAAGATATGTCAAACTACTTAGAATTATATAAATGGTTAATTGCACTTGGATTTCCTAACGATTACACTCAGTTTGGTGCATTCGTTAGTAATAAACCAACCGCATTTCCTTTAAAAACTAATGCAAATGGCGAAAAAGAAGTTTTGGCATACTCGGATGGTACTTTAACGATTTTAGACTCGACAAATACGCCTAAAGTAAATATAATATATAAAGACATGTTCCCAGTGTCTTTAGAAGCTTTGGACTTTGATATTGCTTCTGCTGGTGTAGAATATTTCACCGCAATAGCTTCATTTAAATATACCCTATTTGAGGTGGAGCGACTTTAATTAACTATGGAGATTTTATGGCAAATAATAAAACTGGATTGAAAAACATTCCAAAAATTCCGGTACCTAAATTTAATAAACCGGAAGCAGCACCAGCCGCACCTCAACAAGCTCAACCGGGTCAATTACAAATTAACATTGACGAGTTACGTAAAGAAAGAATCTTTATTGCAACTCCCTGTTATGGCGGTATGCTTACAGAGGCATACTTCCGTTCAATGGTTCGTACATTGACATTCTTTAATCAACACCAAATTCCAATCGCATTTGGTACTATTGCAAATGAGTCTTTAGTTACTCGTGCTCGTAACGTATTGGTTGCTTATTTCCTACAAAGCAATTACACTCGTTTGTTGTTTATTGATGCTGATATTGAGTTTCAGGTTGAAGATGTATTGAAGCTAATTGCTCACAATAAAGAAGTTTGCGTAGGTGCATATCCTAAGAAGGGTGTTAACTGGCAGCGCATTAAAGACAGCATTAACTCTAAACAAGGTCAGGATATTTCTGATCGTGATATTGCAGCTGCTGGCTCAGACTATGCTATTAACTTTAAATTCGTTAATCGCGATTTAAAACAAATTGCTATTGAGAATGGTGTTATTAAATTGCACGATGGCGCTACAGGTTTTATGATGATTAAGCGTGAAGCAATTGACAAGATGATTGCGGCATATCCTGAGTTGAAGTACAACAATGACTTGAACACACCGCCTGATTTGCAAGACTTTTTCTATGCATTCTTTGACACAATGATTGATCCTAAAGATAGACGTTACTTATCTGAAGATTATACCTTCAGCAGACGTTGGCAAGATATCGGTGGCGACATTTGGTTAGACCCATCTATTTCGTTAAATCACTTTGGATCATTTAATTTCCAAGGTAATCCTGCACAAATTATTCAAATTGGATAATTAAATTATGAAGCTCACAGATTTACAAAATCTGTGGGCAGATGATTGCAAGATTGACGAAACTAATCTAGGTCATGAATCTGCTCGCACACCCACCTTACATTCTAAGTATTTAAATTTTTTATCATCTACTCGACTTAATTTACGAAAAGCTGAGTCTGACTACTTAAACCTTCGCCGCAAAAAGTACAAATATTTCAGAGGAGAAATGACTCAACTGGAACTAACTGACGAAGGTTGGGAACAATGGCAAGGCAATAAACCATTGAAGAATGAAATGGATGAATTTCTACAAGTAGATTCCGATCTGATTATTTTACAAGATAAGATTGAGTACTTTAAAACAGTCATGTATCAGCTTGAACAAATTATTAGATCATTGAATAGTCGAACATGGGATATTAAAAATGCAATCGAATGGACTAAATTTACTAACGGTATGATGTAATGTCTGATATAAGAATAAGAAAAAAGAACGAAGTATATTTAAATGTGGATGCTGAACCTTCAATTGCACAAGAATTGAACGATCATTTTTCATTTGAAGTTCCTGGCGCAAAATTCCACCCTCTTTATAGATCAAAGATGTGGGATGGCCGTGTCCGTCTTTTTTCGATGTTCACCAAAGAACTGTATGTTGGTCTAAAAGATTATGTTGAACATTTTGCTAAAGAGCGAGGATATACTGTAGATTATTCTGAGTATGTTCATACTGCTGACACTTGCACACTTGAAGAAATACGAGAGTTTATTACAAACTTAAATATTGGATCAAAGGGGCAACCTCTTGAAATGAGGGATTATCAAGTTGAAGCCGTACATAAAGCTATTAGCGATGGTAGACGTCTACTTTTATCTCCTACTGGTTCCGGTAAATCCTATATCATTTATTGTATTATGCGTTGGCATGAACAATTCAATCGTAGAC